GCAGTTCCAAATCCTACAGTACCGACACCAACAAAGTTGAAATCTTGTCCATCCTTGGCACTTATAAACTCATTTCTCATCTCCTTATCATAGAAGATCTTGAACTCATAACCACGTAAAGAAGGATCGCCAAGATTAAATTTAAGATCAGAGTTTCTAACAACGTTGATCTTTGGATTGATCAGTGCAAAGGTATGGGACGTGTCTCCAGTTCCAACGATGTTTACTGTGTTTTCTGTATTTGGATTTGACTCATAAGAAGTTTCAGCAAGTCTAAATGTGCTGCTACTATCTCTAACAACATAATAAGAACCTGTTGTTAATCCAGAAGCAACTTCTGTGCTTGTATAATAAATCTTGTCTCCAGTCTTGTATCCGTGATCTGGAAGAGTGATCGTATTAGTTACAAGATCAATCTGTGTTGAGTTTACACCAACAGCATTAATCAGAAGTTTTTTCTCATCTGGTTCGAATGAAAGTGATAATGCTGCAGTTGTTCCAAGTCCAACAACAGTATTTGGTTTTACTGTGAGTTTGATTGTATCACCATTCTGCAGTCCGTGAGAAGATGCTGTGCTTACTGTTGTTATGATTCTATCAACATTTGCAGTAATCTGTGTGTGGTTAGATTGAAGTAGATATTCTGAGTTATCAGAACCATCACTATAGAAGAATAATCCCTCACTATTTGTTGTAAGACCAACTTGTGTTGTTAATCCAATATAATTTCTTCCTTTGTTAATGACATAAACATCAGAAGACAGTGCAAAGTTATCTGGAATGAAGAAAGTATTTGCGTTTGTTTCATCATCTCCAACAATAAGAGAATCTACACCAGCAAGATCGGACTTAGTAAAAGTTACTCTTTGTCCAGTCTTGAATGGGTGATTTGGTAGATATATGCTTCTATGTGGTATAGAAACAGTATCAGTTACATTACCTACAGTAAATGTTTTGGATACTGCTCCTCCAAGAGTTGTTCCAATACCAACAGAATCTTTAGCGTTGAAATAAACCAGATCATCACGCTTTGATTCAAATTTTTCTGTTCTTACTGGAATTCTAACTCTATCACTTAATGGATAAAGGGCGCTACCATACGTGTGAGCGGCACCAGCGGTTCCATATCTCTTGACCCTTAAAACACCATTCTGATAGTTGTTCAGAACCCTTACAACCTCATTTGCGCCAACATTAGAATCAATAAAGATACTTCCACCAATAGCAACGTTTGGTATAGACGAAACAAAAATATCCTCCGATATTCCACCTGGAGTGGAACTGTAAGATGTCATAGTATTGGCAAGACTGACATTTTCAGTTGTAAAACCGATTCTTCTTGATCCAGAAAGATTTACAACTGATGTCGATAATCCACTTACCAAAACAGCATCATTATTATTCAGATCAAAACCAGATCTATAATAAGCAGATACTTGTGTATTATCATCCCAAACCATAACAGAGTTTTCATATCTATCAAGAGATGTTTGGATTGAAAGTATATCTTTACCAATCAATTCTGAAATCTCTGCTCTAAGACCAGTCCCACTAGTCTCAGATTGATTAAAGTTTACCGCTTCACCGATTCTATATCCAGATCCACCATCAACTACTTGAATGTCATCAACTTCACCTCTGGTGACAGATTCTATTACTGTAGTTTGTTCAAAAACTTCGTATGGTTCAATAAAGAAATCATAGTTTGCGTTTGCATCATTTACCTTATATGGGTAAGTATTTCTAACCAAATCTGAGTTATTAAAATCAAAAGTTTGATCTAACGTGTAGTTTTCTTCGATTAAGTTTGATCTAAAAGTTTCTCCAACAAAATATGGATAAGATGGTTCTAACTTATTAGATGTTATGCTAGTGGTAACACCTGCAAAGTAGGCATAAATTCCATTTGGAAACTCTGGTGTCTTACAGAATCTTCCGTTATGATCATCAAGATCTCCACTATTGGTATATTGATAATCATCAATGAAAAATCCTGCTTGGAATGATGATGGTCTATCAGTAATATTAGAAGTGTTCAGAGTATATCCAGAATTAATGATTCTAATACCAGATTGAATATCATCGGGATCAATATATCCATATGGACCATAGATTGGATTTCCGTCGTATGCCCACCCAATGATTGGAGAGTGTTGGGTTCCATCATCACCAAAGTTCGTTGCTAAGTCTTCGGAATATCCATACATTCCATAAACAACATAATCATCAGTCTCATTTTGAGAAATACTTGAGAATATTTTAGGTGTTCTTGTCTTTGAGTATTCGCCAAATCTTTGAGCATCATTAAGAGTAAGATCTCTAACTCTTACATCAAATATTGCGTTCGAACCGCGTGGTTCAACATATAATGATGTTGATGTAGCACTATATCCAATGCCAGGATTGATTACAATAACATCATCAAGTTTCCCATCAACGATAACAGGTCTTAAGATTGCGCCGCTACCGCCATTTTCTGCGACAATATTTGGTATAGAATAGTATTCTGATCCTTTACCTAATACCTGGACATCTACAATTCTTCCATTGGAGATGATTGGATTTAACTGTGCATTCTTTCCGTTCTTCAGACTGACAATAGGTTTTTTGTGTAAGTTAAGAACTTCAGATCCATACCCAGTTCCTTTTTCATAGAGATATGTGCCAGTGATTTCTCCAGTTACAACAGGAGTAAACGTGAACTGTCCACCAGTGGTTGCTGCAAACGATACATTAGCAACCACCTCAATTTCTGGATACTGGAAAATGTGATATCCAGATCCAGTTGATTGAATATCAACATACTTGGACTTAGTTAGATCCTCTGTAAGTGTTCCAGCAACTCCAACGTTTATAACTCTAAATGTATCTGAGTTTATTGTTGAGACTGAATATCTATTTGAAGTTGATAAACCAGAGATAGGAGTTCCAGTTGTTGAATATGTTACAATATCACCAGTTGAAAATCCGTGATCTTTGAATGCAAAAGTGTTATACTCTGTAGAAATACCAGAAGAAGGAACTCTGAGTTTTCTGTACTCATATCCAGATCCACCAGAGAGAACTTTGATCTTCTGAAGAGTTCTTGTTGATAATGTTCTAAACTTGTGAATACCACTAGAGAATGATGCTGTTGAGAATCCAACAGTGTTTATACCAGAAAGTGCATCACTATCACTGTTATACAGTTTGATCGTTCTGTTGTTTACATATCCAACAACATACTCATCACCACTAGATAATGATCCTGTGATTGTATTTGTGGGATCTCCAGCAACACCGATTGATATTGGTACATTGCCATTTCTATTGTAAATGACATGTTGTCCGTTTGCCAGATTGTGATCTTTCAAAAATGTGATTGTTTCATCGATAATATCAACACCACCACCAACAGACAATGCACGACTATCAAACTCAATCTCTCTAAATCTTTCACCAACGATTGGTTGTAAAGAACAACCAGATCCATTTCCACCAATCAGAGAAAGTGAAAATACGTCTTTAACATCAAAGTCTTGCGGATCAACGAAAACTTCTTTTACAGTTCCGGTGATGATTGGTTCAACTAATGCAGTAACTCCAGCGCCAGTTGAAATACTAATCTGAGGTGGATTTATGACGTCATAATCTTTTCCTCCATTGAGAACTTCAAACTCTTCTAGAGGACCGTAATAGATCTTATTTCTAGATTGTGGGCTAGAGATCTCTACACCATCAATCAAAATACCAACATTTTCAACACTTCTTCTTGGATTTTTTGATCCAAAAAGATTTTGTGAAAGTGGGAACTTTCTAAGAATAGTATTTGGTGCTAAAATTCTATCTTCTTGAGATTTAAGTGTAAATCTATGAATAGATGGAGTTGTATTTGGACCAAATCTGACAGTATCTGCAGTAGAAAGAAGTGCTTTAGAAGTGTATAATCTTATTTCATTTGGTGCTACAACTGTTACATAATAACTTTCACCAGAAACTAATCCAGACAGTTGATTATTGGATGTATATACAATCTCATCCCCATCAATGAATCTAACATTAGTAGAGAACTTGATAGTAGAATATGTCTTTAAAATAGAATCATACCCACCAAGATTCGTATCATATCCATTTGGGAGGGTAGATTCAATGATCTCATCTACAATCTCATATCCAGGAAGAGAGTGTGATGCTACGTATCCGAATTTACTATCATCTGTACTATAAACATTCAGTGTATTTGCAATATAGTTATTATTCCCAAGAAGAAGTTGTGTTCTTGAACTTGTTGCTTTCTTGAGTTTTCTGCGGATATCGTATTGAACTAATGGTACTGGAGTAAATCCACTTAAACCACTTAGAATAACTTGTCTTGAGTTCTGATTAATACTGGTAATCGTTGCATCTGATGCAGAAACAATCTCAGTATTCTTAACTAATACATCAACAGTATCACCTTCTTTCAAACTTGACTTATCAATATCACTGACTAAACTAAATGTAGATCCAGAGATAGATGCAACATTATATCTTGCACTTGTGTTGTAAATCCAAGAGTTAGCAAATACTTGCTTATAAGTTCTATCTTCAGATGGATTTTGAATAGACTCACCAACGTTACGAACAGTAATCTCTTCGCCTTCTTCAACCAGTGAAAGATCTTCAAGAGGAACAAAGTCGGAGAGAACACCTGTAATACGAAGATCTACTCTCTTTGAGGGATCCCCATTCTCATATCCAAAAATAGTTTCATTTGCTCTAACGTTTTCACCAATAGTGATGTTACTAGTTACACCACTACACCCAAAGAACTGATTAACGCTCTTTGAGGTATATTCGATTGTGTTTGTTCCAGAAACAAGAGTTCCTGTTTGTCCGAATCCAATGGTTGAATCAACAGAAATAATTGAAGATCCTATTGATACGGTTTCAAGTGCTTTTGAGTTTCCGGGAACATCAAAAACACCTTCAATCAAATCTCTATCATTATATCCAACAAATAATCCAAGTTTATAATATGTTCTATCCTGTCTTGTGAATATTTCAACATCAGAAACTGATGCGTTTGTATTCAAATCATTAGATCTGAATATCGTTTGACCTTCAAGACCAAAAGGATTACCAGAAATATTCTCTGCTACAACAACTTCTCTTCTGATGTAATCTGCAGAAGATGGTTTAATCAGTCTTCCTTCAAGATCTAATAGTTTTGCATCTACTCCATAGAGTACCTTGAAGAGAATCTTTACAGATTCTTCGATACCTTTTGATTGATAGAAGTTTCTGGCGTGCTTAATGAAGTTTCCAACATTCAAATCAGAAACAAAATCAAGATCCTCCATTCCAGGAGTAAAAGTTCTCTTAAGTTTCCTATAAAACTCCTGCAAGAAGAGAACACTCAAGTTAGCAACTTCTGCGTCTTGAGAATGAGATCCTGCAGAAGAAGTTGAAAATACTACGTTTTGTCTATTAACATTTGAAAAATCACTGGCGATTCCAACGTTATATCCAGTGATTCCACTAAATCCACGAACACATCCAGTAAATGTAGTCTCAGTCTTGGCAGTATAGGTGATAATTTCATCACCAATCTTTAACAGACCATATTCGGATGGAAATCCCTTTGTAGAAGATACTGTAATCGATGTATCTGTAGAAGAAATATTGGAAGAGAGAGTTGTTTTTCCAACGACAACTTCTGGAACGAGGTTATCTAACTTGATATAACGATCAAGATTATTAATCAGGTCAGATCCTGCACCTTGATATTCTTGAGAGATATAATACTGCCGAAAAAACTCAACAGCCTTTGGAAAATCTGCAACTAAAAATTCGGGAAGTTGGCTCTCAATAATCTTATTGAGTTCCACTCTCTTCTCAAAATGCGACATATTTTATTTCCTCTTTAAAGTTCCGTTTGGATAGCTTGAAGTATAGTAATCTCGTGTAAAGGTAACGCCAGAAATATCTTCACCAGATGCGATAACATCTTTTACCATATTTATTGTACTATTTGAAACATTAAAACTTAAATAGAGATCTTTTAATCCAACAACATCGTTAGATTCTGGGTATGCTTCAATCTCTATAACATCATTAGGTGAAGAAGTTTCTGTGATATTTACAGTGTTTAGAATGACTTCTCCTTTTTCATAATCAACGATTCCAGCATCTTTGGCAACAACAACTCTGTTATTGTTAGAATCAATCTTGACTAATGAGAGAATGCCAGTTTTTATATCAAGAGATGTTGGGCGAGTGAGGAAAACATTTGAAGCTTCTGCAACATTAGATATAGTATTCGCTCCAGTGCCTACGTTAGGAGCATCTGTAAGGTACACTACAGAGGACTCGCCAGCAATCTTAAATCCAGTCGATTTGATATTCCCTCCAGAGGGTTTTGCATGGAACTTATTACCAAAACACAACTCATATTGTGCAAACTGGTTCTTCAATACTTTCATATCTCTTCTAATCTTCACTTTCGTGATGTTTGAAGTGATTGCTGTATCAACTCTATCAATCAGTTGAAGAATCTTACTATACTTAAATCTTCCACCAAACTTATTAATATCAACATCCTTTGAATAAGAACTCAAAGCACCAATAACACTTGACTTCAGATCATCAACATTCGATGTTTGTGTTGTGTTATAGTAAACAGAAGATTCAATTTCAACATAAAGAACTTTCAGATCTATAATCTTCTGATTAATACCAGCGATTGAGTACTGCTTAATCTTATTCAGAATACGCTGCTTATCAAAGTCTGAAACATATGTACCATTCTTTGGTTTGATACTGATCTGAACAGTACCATATTGTGGAGGACTTAATTCTTCTCCACCAACAACAGCAACTGATTCTGTATTGGGGTAGATTGATTGAATAATCGCCTCATAGTCTCTTGCTGTTACCGCTCTATACTGTGCAGAATAGAGTCTAGGGGCGAAGTACTTGATTGAGGATACATTCTCTATCTCACCGCCGTTCATCGCCTTCTGAACGGTTGTAACGGGCACTGATGCAGAAGGAATAACTCTTATTTCCGATTCATCAACAAAGTTTCCTTGGAAATCAAATGCTGATGGACCATTACCATCTTCTCCATCAGTTACAATATAGCGAACAGTAATAACTGAGTTAGTTTCAAGTTTTTTACCAAAATATCCATCACCAAACAGAAGTTCATATCTCTCATCTTGAACTTCTTGAATCAGATAGATTTCTGATGTCTTATTGAGATTTAAAATATTATCAACTTGATGATATTCTCTACCTAAACCACTATCATTGACACCTTTTACATTTACAACGATTGTTGAGGCATCAATATTTGGGTTGTCGATGATAAAACGCTGATCAATCGAGTTATCAACCAAAAACTGCTTCTGAAGCAGTGTTCCTTGATAGACTTGGATAGGATTAGATGCTGATCCAAACTGTGCAACACCGTTCACTACGGTTGATGTTACATCTTCTGGAATAGAGAAGCGATATGAGGTGTTATCGAACGATCCAACGCATACCAGACCCGCTTTAAGGGTGATAAAAGCACTGCTGGTAGTGGTAGGTACACTAAAGGTTACTTGTGCCTTCGCGGCGCTCTTAGAGCGGGGTACGTATCCAATGTTTCTTGCAAGAGAAACTACGTTTTCTCTAACTGTTGCCGAATCCAGGAAGGATTCATTAACTGTTAGGTTAGCATTGAACGCATTGATGTACGTATTATAGGCAAGAGTATCGATCAGGACCGAAAAGTTTGATCCTTCAAAGTCAAAATCCGTGAAATTTGAGTTTGCACGGAGATATGACTTAATTTCTGCCTTGATCTGATCGAAATCTAGGTTGGTAAACTGTGTAAAAGGCATTGGTTATCGTGTTGCCTCTAATAAGAATGAAAATTGTTGCGTTGGAATGTCCTGACCGACAATATCAAAGATGACATTAACGTCAAAACTGTTATCATCAGGTCTTGGATCAACTTGAACCCTTAAGTTTGCTACTCTAGGTTCATAAAATCGCACAGTATTGCGAATTTGATCCTCAATTACAACAGCAGTACTATAATCAACAAAGTCAAAGAGACTTCTTCTTATATTTGTACCCAATGTCGAGTTAAAAAAGCGTTCAGTCGGGATCGTTTCGACTAAATTGCGAACTGATCTACGAATTGCACGCTCATTTGTCAAGATAGGAAGGTCTTTTGTCACAGGATGTGGATCAAAAGACAAACTAATATCCTTAAATGCTCTTGAAATCCTCTGAACTGCCATTGAACGGGTACTTTTCGTTCAATTATTTATACCTACTACCCAGAAATCTTGCCATAATAGGGTTCTGTACCATAATCCCAGTCATCATAATCGTCATCGTTACGAATTTTCTCATGAAGTTCGTTCTGAGTCTTAAAATCGTGTTTTTTTGGTGTTAAATCATCGTTTGCAATCTCACGAAGCATCTTCTGATGCTGATGATTTGCTAAATTATCCAAAAAATCACTGTTTGGTTGCATTGACCCATAGTCTGAGATGAGTTTTGTGGTTCCCCACATCTCTCTCATGTAGTTTTCATCTCTATCGACAGGTGAATTACCCATTTTAGCTCCTGATTTACTGCGAAATCAGAACTTTTAGAGGGGTTGCTATCCCTTACACGTATTTATTGACAAAAAAAGAGGGTCCGAAGACCCTCCCATTTAAGTATCAACCTTTGCCTTGCCCGCGATACATCTTCTTCGCCTTATTACGAGAAGTAGCGGCATACTTTGTATTCGTCCCTTTGCCTTGACGAGTCTTCTTCGGTTTTCCGGGTGTAAACCCAGTCTTGTTCAATCCAACTTTTGCACGAACTGCCATAATACTTTAACCTATTTTAATGATTTTTGTTTCAAGATCTTCAGGTCTTGGAGAACCTTTCTGATAATACTCTATCGAAAGGTCCTCCATAATATCAAAGTACTCTTCCTGCGTCAAGCCCTTATAAAGAACTTTACCTTTATTCAGAATCGTGTACTTTTCTTCAATCATCTTCAGATCACGCGAGTTTTTTCGTGTCCAACGCGAATGCGAGGATCACACCAAATCTCAAATCCTGCTTCCTTTGCGTCCAAGCAGAAACTTACATCCTCTCCACACATATCCTGAACCTCTCCAGATTCAAAGACTTGCATCTTCGGTGCAAACCAAGGATACTTCATCTCAGGATGCTCAAATACTCCGTGCTTAATCATCAACCATCCGAAACCTGCGTAATCAACAGTGAACGGCTTACGACGCTTACTGATACTCTCGCCAGTTTCGTGATTCATTACACCACCATTGTTTCGGAAATCATCTTCCTCCATCCAATGTGCAACAGAAGTCGTTTGCCCGTCTTCCGTCATATACCATCCACTTGCAATATCTTTGTCCATCAGAATTAACTGATAAAACTTCTCCGTGTTAAACACAATATCACTATCAATCCACAGTTGATAATCATACTTTAACTTACCGTCCCATGGTTTCTGATCGGGACCACGCAGCACATTTGCCCCTAGGCACTTGCAGCGTGCGAAGTTTACCATCGAACTGTAATCCTGTGAAATCTGAATGCTCGCTCCAGACTGCACAAGATCAAAACAAAGTTGTACAAAGTTCTTCAGAAATGTATAAGAGACTCCGCGACCAGGAAGACAAAATACAACTGTCTTTCCCTTT